TTTTATAACATACTGACTATCTATTCATTAATATTATCTATAAAAAATGGACATTGTACTATTTGGGGACATCTTTGATTATATGGTCGTCATCATGAGTGACGTTTCGATTCTTGAATGTTATCTTGATATCAATTCAACGAAATAATATAAAGATAGCATTCAAGAATCGAAACGTCACTCGTGATGATGACGACCATATATCAATATCAGCGATCAAATTTCATGAAAAAATCTATTTTGTTTAACATTTTTTTATTAATTTTTCATGAACTTGGTAGTTAAAAATTTTGACCAACAAGTTTTATTCGATAATTGGTGGTTCATCAGTGTAATTGAACTTGATTGTTAATTTTGTTAAACCGTCTGTTACCGACTTTTCAGCATCGCTCGTTATCACTATACCGTCCTTAATGGAAAAAATGTTTTTTTCGCAAAATCGTACAATTTGTCTATTGGGTTGTAAGATCCAAAATGCTGGGGCAACAAAATCTCCGCAAATTTGAAAATCTTTTCCGGTTTCCAAATTTGAACAAGAAGATCCATGCGGCATGATAACATCTCGTGGGGTAATTTTGAAATCTTTCTCCCATTGCCTTGTTTCTTTGTTATAAATTTCAACAAATCCATCTTCGACGACAACTCCCGTAACTCGAATTATTGTACCTTCTGGGGCACAAAAAACAGGAATCACTGCAGTTTCATTAAACATAGGTAAATCTGCATCATAACTAAATCGAAAACCGTTGCAGAAAACAAATCCTTTTGTAGTATCCATTGTTTGATGTTACTAAATATCTTAACCGAGCTTCGTGGGGTTCATTAAATCAATTTTTTTTATGAATGAAGATATCCAAATAATATATATCATCGGAGACTTGAAAAATCATTTTAATAATAATAATAATCATATTATAAAAAAATTGAAATATGATATCTTAGGAACTTTCATATTATATTTACCGATTAAAAAATGGATACACCAATACTCGACGAAACGGAAATCTATGATCAAAAATGTGGGGTGTTGATGACTATCAATGGTAAAGAATACAAGTTACGCAGAAGTCTCTTCGAAACCTTTGACATATCAAACGCAATAACAGATTCTGGATTCGATACACTTGAATTTAAATGGGACATCTCCCCTGAAAACATTGAGGTAGCGTTCTATGCTGCTGCAAAAAAATACGACACATATTTTCAAAAAAATATGTTATCAGACGATATTTCTGTAATATTGTTTTTACGATATTTAGGAGTAGAACTCAAAATATTGATGCGTTTCATGAAACATATGTTGTATGGTCCAATAATTTATTTTGTCGACGAATGTGCAAAAATTCCTTATCACGAAATTATGCTTTTCATTTTCGAACGTTATGATCGTTGGACCTTGTACAATCCATCAAATGAACAAGATACTTTGAAAGGAAATTTTGAAACGCTGGTAAAAAAAATATTGACCCCACATTTTCCGATTGAATTTCAAACAAAGGTGATACTCGAATCTGCGTTAGAAAACATGACGGAACCAACAAAATATTCCACATCCGCAATTCCATCAAGCGTATCACACATTATCTTTGGACCTAATTTTAATCAGCCTATAAACGACGCATTTCCATCAGGTGTATTAGACCCTACCTTATAACTTCCGGTAAATGAGTTTTGAATCTGATAATTAAAATTTAATTATCAAATTAAAATAATTCTTATTTGCGTCTAGATATATTGCTTATAAATATTTTTATGAGTTTTTTTTCAATTTTTTTTGAGATTCAGAAAATCACATCAAAAAAATTAAAAATATGATATCTCACAGAAACTCAGTCCATATTCATATACCAAAAATTTGTCGATATTTTCAGCATAATTTTATCACAATCATTATTATTTAGTTTGCATTTACAATATTATCGCGTAGATTATAAAATAGTAATTTTATAATCTGCGTCATGAGCCTAGATTAATATCCCTTGGCACACCTTTTTTTAATACATATTGAACATAAATATTATCTTTTTCACATGTTTTAAAATTGAGGAGTTGTTCATATTCCCCGTTTAAAAAGGTAACCTTCACCCTGATTTTATTTTAATTGGTTTCTCACGTAAATATTTTTGTCTACCATTAATTTTATGATATTCACCGGTTGCGGTAAAATATCCAGAAGTATTTTTGGATTTAATCATAATCTGTCTGCCATTTTTTCCGATTTATAATTTGGAACATAGTTCCTGTTGGATTTTCAAAAAGCGCACCTTTTTCAAAATATATTCAGTATTAACATTAGTGTCTAAAATTTGCAAGAATTATGGTTGTGTAATAGATAAAATTACTAATAGTTGAAAAAAGTGAAAATATAATTCATATAACGATAACAAATAATGATAAACAACAAAATAATATGTATTATCAAGATATATTTATTGAAATAGAAAAATATTTGACAGATAAAGAAAAGTTGTCGTTGTCGGCTACTTCTAAAAAAATGCATACATTAAACTTTACATATCGTAAAAAGGTAAAGATTTCAAAGATTCAAAAACTATCATATTTTGATAATTTCGAATATGTAGATATTTCCGAAAATATCTATGCAAAAATACCACAACGAACCAAATATATATATTATAAAGCCCACAATCTATACCCATGTCCAAATTATATAACGCATTTAGAATTTTATTACTTAATTGATCAACCACTTAAAGATTATATACCAAAATCTGTGACTCATTTAACTTTTGGTAGTAATTTTGATCAACCTATTGAAAAATGTATACCTGTATCTGTTACATATTTAGTATTTGGTTATCGTTTTAATCAATCAATTAAGGATTGTATACCTGCATCTGTTACACATTTAAAATTTGGAGAGTATTTCAATAAACTTATCAAAAAATATTTACCAATGTCAATTACTAATTTAACATTTGGCCGAATGTTTAATAAATCAATTAAAGGTCTTTCGTTATTACCTCTGATTCAAATAACATTTGGAAATGATTTTAACCAACCAATTAATGAATGCATACCGGCATCCGTTACCCATTTAACGTTTGGAAATGATTTTAACCAACCAATTAATGAATGCATACCGGCATCTGTTACCCATTTAGCATTTGGATTTTATTTTAATAAACCAATTAATGGATGCATACCGGCATCTGTTACTCATTTAACATTTGGAAATGATTTTAACCAACCAATTAATGGATGTATCCCAGCATTTGTCACACATTTGACATTTGGATATGATTTTAATCAACCGATTAATGGATGTATACCTGCATCTGTTACCCATTTAACATTTTGGGCAAAATTTAACCAACCGATTAATGAATGGATACCTGCATCTGTCACACATTTGACATTTGGACATGATTTTGATCAACCAATTAATGGATGCATCCCAGCATCTGTTACCCATTTGATATTTGGTGTTTGTTTTGATCAAGATGTTAGCGACGTTCCATCTGTAACTCATCTAATTCTTGGAAGAAATTTTAGTCATTCTATAAGCAATAATGTCATGTCACGTTTGGTCGAATTAAGAATAAATTCGACAGGAAATTATAAAATTGGTATCACGAACATAAAAAATTATCGCTAAATATGGAACTTTTTTTGCATAATATTGTTTTACTTGTTAATATATGTTTTAATAATTCGCAATTTTTTTATCATATAATATCATCGTATGTCAATCAGAAAGAAAAGAGCGTTTACTGAACCAATTTATTTAGTAAAAATGGTTAAAAAATCAGAATTTGAACGAAAATTTATTGTTCTAGGTGCTTCAGGGAATAAATATAGTGTGAAAATTGGAGTGGATTCATGTTGTACATGTCCGGATTTTGAAAATAATGATAATATATGTAAACATATGTATTTTATTGTTTTGCGCATACTAAACAGCAAAATTACTCAAAAAAAGTACTCAAAAAATGTTTTAAAAAAAATGTTCGATAATATCCCATCATTTTTAGAAGATGATCTTTTCGTTGATTCAAAAGCCCAAAATAATTTTCAAAAAAATAATAAAAAAGAGATTGCATTCGTGCAACAAAAATTTGATGATAATTGTCCCGTATGCCTAGAAGGAATAAAAAAGAATCAGTCACTATATTATTGTAAATACCAATGTGGAAAAAGTGTACATAAAAAATGTTTCAATATTTGGATTAAAAAAACAAATCGTTCCAAATGTCTGTTTTGTTCATACGATTGGCCAAATAATGATGATAATGAGTCGTCATCAGAATAATCATATCAAATGTGGCTGCTAAGTTGATCCCATAATTGGGCCATGCTGATGGATAAGTCCAAATCTCCCGCAGTTAATTACTATTTATGCACTGTCATAAATATTATTACAATCATCATCTAACACTTTTGCAACATTCCTTTACGCACAAATCTCCATAAAATAATGTTTCTTGGTTCCTTCGATGGCCCTTCCTACCTCCACCACCACCACCACCACTGTAAAAAAAATCCAAAAGATAAGAAATTTTGAAGAAGTAAAAATAATTGAATAAATAATTTTTTGGTCCTTTCAAAAATTTTACTTTTTGAATATATTTTTTACGGTGGTGGTGGTGGTGGAGGTAGTGGTAGGATAGATCGTGCTGTATGGTACAATCAAATTATCACAAGTACTTCTATAACAATCCTTCACATTTCCAAATAAATTCCTCCCGTGTCCTATTTTTCTTATTTTTAATAAGATATATAAGAGTACAAATATGGGTTATAAATACGAAAAATAGGATACAGAACAGATCTCCAATGGAAATTTCTGTAGATCCCTTGACATCGCATTGAATAGATAATATATTTGGACATTCAAAATTCTGTCAATATTACTGGCAAAATATATATTTATTACCCTGTGTTATCATTTATTTTTGGTTAAATAATATATATCTAATAACATCGGTATGTGATATTCGCAAAAAAAAATGATAAAAATTTCGATAGGAATATTTATTTAAATATCAAACGCATAAAATGCATTTGATATTAAAAGACATCGGATTACAAGTTAGTGAATCGTTGACAAATCAGGAAAAAATAAGGTTTTCAATGACATCAACATATTTCAATAAACTGAAATATCAATTTATTTATCAAAACAAAATAAATATGGCAAGGATACGAAAATTATCATATTTTAATAATTTTGAATTTGTTGAGATAAATGATATTATGCAGGAAGTCGGTTACGCAAATATATTACCAAAAAACGTAAAATTTATTTGTTTTAGCACCGGAAAAACAAAAATACCCCAATATGTTACGCACTTGACTTTTATTGATAAGTTTAATCAATCAATTGCAAATTGTATACCTAATTCAGTCACGTGCATAACTTTTGGTCATTCTTTTAATCAATCAATTGCAAATTGTATACCTAATTCAGTGACATGTCTAACTTTTGGTCATTCTTTTAATCAATCAATTGCAAATTGTATACCTAATTCAGTGACACGTCTAACTTTTGGTCATTCTTTTAATCAATCGATTGCAAATTGTATACCTAATTCAGTTACGCACCTAACTTTTGGTTGTTCGTTTAATCAATCAACTACAAATTGTATACCTAATTCAGTGACACATCTAACATTTGGCAATCAATTTTTTAATGGCTATCCTTTTGGCGACGTTCTAAAATCGGTCACTCATTTAACTATTTCGAATACTTGTATTAATATGTCATGGTGTATGCCATTTCTAACTCATTTGACGATAAATGTCCATCATGCATTCGTATCTTTGGACAAAAAATCCCCCCATCAGTCACTCATTTGATGTTTGATGAAAAATTTAGCAGCAATTTTATACATGATCAAAAGACGGAATTCTTGACCATAGACAGTCATTCAATAGAAAAATATTTGCGCATTCGGGGTCCAACCGGTGTCACTGGAAATATCGGACCAGTGGTTGGTACTAGAACAAATCGTGCGCCTATTGATTATTTTTTGAATATTCCAGAGTTCATTTCACATTTAAAATTCCATCATAATTTTGATCATCCGCTAAATATTCGTTCAACAACAATAAAAGAAATATTATTATCCAAAAAATACGACGGCAAAATAATTTGTGATCCAAAAACAGAAATCATATTTTATGATTAGTCGCGAATAAATTGAAGGTATCAATAATTTAATTATCAATATCATTCTAATAGTATTTGGTATTAAATTATTCTGTTGTGTCATTCATTACAAAAAATCCGACAACATTATCATTTTTTATGGTCTCTAAATTGAGATCTTAAAATATTTTTGTCTACATATATCATATACTTTGAAAAATACATAAAATGTAAAAGTAAATATTTAGAATTAAAGCGTAATCGAATAATGTATGGTGGAAAAAAGAAGAAATATATTCCATTCATGATAATGTTGGTCGATCATTCAAATGTGTAATTAAAAATAATTCCGTTCAGATTTACGATCGCAAAATGATGATGAAATGGGACAACATAATAATAAATCCATACTTACATATCATTCCCAATGAATATTTGTAGGTAAGAGTCCATTATATATTTGATGAATAAATCTATCTATCAAATATTTGAATCATTAAATCGTCAAAATCATGTGGTACGTAATATTTGATTGGTCCAGTCACATTATTTGCCGCGTTTATTAATATATCCCAATTGTATCTTGTTATTTTACTTTTCATTATTTTATCCCACCCATATCTCGCACCGAGTAAGCCACCGCAAATGGCCGCGTTTGTGTCGGTGTCCCCCACTCCAAAATCTCCCCCTTGCGTTATTACCCATCGGATCGTCTTTGTAAAGCTCGCATCCATCAATAACCCTTTCAAACTACAATAAAGTGCGTGGACTGCCAAACCTTTATCTCTGCCACCAATATCTCTCGCAACATTATTTTTCAAATCATCGATCACATTGATAACTGCTTTGCTTTTTGGTTTTTGCCTAAAAATAAACCTCTTAACAGAATCCAAGCTTTTTCCGTTCAACAAGCGACGTAAAACACACAAATAAATAACATTAACTTCAATGGTCTCTTGATATGGGTTACTTAGTTTCACATCTTCTTTTGCAGCCGATAGCCATTCGTCGTCATCTAACAAAATAAATGGACTACATCTCATTAGCGAACCGTTTGATAAACTAATATTTCTGGTTCCTGCAGCTATCTCCTCGTCGCGCTTTTTGATTCTAGATTCATAGCCTTTTATTGTTTTATTTGCGAATACGAACTTTGTGTTAATACCAATATCATGTGGTTTTGAATTAACCCATCTACCATAGGCGATGATTGCTTCTTCTCTGTCATATTTCATATTGTTGTCAAGTAGCATTTTTAATAGAGCGATCGTCATCTGTGTATCATCTGTGACGCTACCTAGTGGCGCACGTTTTTCTTGTCCGTACATAGTTTTACGATATGGTTCTAGTGTTATTTTGTCTGTATAAATTCGATCATGGTTCCACTTATAGAATTCGTATGGTGCACCATTTTGATCTCCGATAAAAAATCCAGCGAACATGCCCCGTACTCTATCTTCATAATCCATTTTGATGATATTACTAGTTATGATCTTGCTTTTAAAACATAAATTTATTTCAATTTTTAATCAAAATAATAAATATTTTAGTCGCCGAGCAGAAAAGAATGATTAATTTTATTTACCAATATTTATCAACATACGAAATTTTTTTGTTTAGATATCTAGAAACGAATTTGTTAGGAATATTAAAATTTTCAAATAACCAATCAGTAACATCATAATGACCGTTTCCGTAACTATAATTAAATGCAAAATTCCGTTGAGTATGTACATTCACTTGATCAAATGTCAATATATGTTTAGCTAACTCCAAATATCCTTTTGCACATGCAACTCTAAATGGGTATTCATCATTGAAGTGAATATCAACTTTAATTTTAATATTGGATGTAGAAATCGCATCCATCAAATATTTTATTTTATTTAAAGATCCATCACGACACAACCAAGAAAAAACTCGGGATAAATCAAGTTCGAATGATTGATAACATTTGCCACATAAACTGTTTAACACTTCATATGTATTATATTTACCTTGATAAAATATGTCAATAAAAATATCCCCCCAATAATTTTTATCGCAACATGTGAAATCAATATTTTTATCATAGAACCAAAATATTAAATCTTTATTGTTGCCATAGCATGCATTACTGAAACAAGTCACATATGATATATTTATCTTCATATCCGCGCAAATATTATATATCCACATTGTCTCATCCAAATCACCATTTCTGCAAAGTATACGAAGTATCTCCTGGTAAATTTGTTCTGAAAAATTGTCAATTTCTAAAGATTCTATTAACGAATATATCCATCTCGAAACTTCATATTTACGACTACGAAATGTATCTTCGAAAAGAATCGCGATTTTATTATTCGAATGCCATAAATATTTAACAATATCTAAATTACCACAATGACACGCGTATCTCAATGCAACAAATTTTTGTGTTAAACGCTGGTATCTGTATGTATTATAATCATCTTCATCTAAATCAACATCATTGTTCATTATAAAAATTTTTACTAATTCAATATGGCCTTTTATGCAAACTGCGTAAAAAGCTTTGTTTTGTATCTTTATGCGATTCTTTTTCAAGAAATTATACAACCACATAATATCATCAAAATTTCCATTTTCGCACATTGATACAAACCCATTCTCATAGGTATATTTTGTAACACCGCAAAAAGATTCGCAAAGCCATTTGACAATTGGTACATAATTTTTTTCGCATGCAATTTGAAATGGATGCGGGTGTGACCACAACTGTATTTGAGGACAGGTGTTATATATATATTTCATTATATCAAGATGTCCATGTTCCGATGCAACTAAAAATAATTTATCGTATTTTTCATTATTCATATTCACATGCAAGTCATCTATCATCCATTTTATTATATCTATACATCCATTCTCACACGCTATATCTAAAAATTTATCGTCTTGTAAATTTATTTTATATTTACCAATTAATATTTTTAGGATCCACAGATAATTTTTTTTTACAGCATAACAAAACATTATATCTCCAATATTATCCATCTTCTCGGTGTTATAATATTGGTAACGACTCGTTCGGTGTCTAATATTATCCGTCTTCTCGGTATTACAATTTTTATACACATCCCGCCAATTGTCATAATAAGTTATTTTATTTATCTTACTATGATAATATTTATTTATCGTTACCATTTTTTTCAAATCGGTAAAATTTAATAAAAGTAATAATATATTGTCGATGTCGTTGATTTGAAATAAACTCATTTGTTAAATTAATGCAATATATTTATATATGATACTCATTTATCTTTGCTATGATAATATTTATTGTTATCATTTTTTTTCAAACCAGTAAAATTTTATATTTTAACTTGTTTATTGCTTTTGACGTCATTGTGGTAGACCAAATTGGTGAAAAAATGATCATAACGCATTCTACGATAATTTTCTCAAATATAATGAAATTAAATTTTTTATGCAGTTATCATTACATGCGCAACAACATATTATCACAGAATATAATAAACATTTTGGTGAATTTGATATGTAAAATTTTTATTTATCAAATTTCCCCATGTAACACAAATAGGCAAGTTTTTGGGATTTCATCTCGCGGTTGTTTAAAACCTACTCCTAGGTATAAATGAGTAACTGAACTCGGAATATTCTTGACAGATTTATTAAAACAAGTCCCAAATTTCAGATGTGTGACCGATTCTGGTATCCATCCTGTTATTATTTGATCAAAATAAAATCCAAATGTGAGGTGGGTCACCGACAATGATATTCCGTCTATTGGGATAAAATCAGAATTAACATTTAACGTTAAATTTGTTACGGCACCGCAATCCTTTAATGAATGATTAAATTTGAAGGCGAGTGTCAGATTTTTTACAGTTAGTGGTAAATCATTTAACGGTTGGTTAAAATTATTTCCAAATTCTAAATGTGTTACTGATGATGGAATACTGTTCTTAATTGGTTGATTATAATTTCCTACAAAAGTTAAGTGTGTTATTTGTGTCAAAGTAACGTTATTGAATGGTCTGTTAAAATTATATCCAAATGTTAAATGAATTATTGAAGATAAATCCAACTCATCAATAGATCGATCATAATTTGCACTCATCGTTAAATGCGTTACTAAAGACAGTGTTGATTTTTCAATCGTTTGATTAAATTTCTTGCCAAGACTTAAATGCGTCACCATCTTTGTCATATATTTTTCAAGTGGCCGATTAAACCTATTGCCAAACGCAATATGTGTCACCGTTAATGGTATATCACATGTTATTTTTTCAGTCCATCGTTTACCCAAAATCAAATGAGATAAGTTTGGAGGTAGGCGTTTTATATTCGATTGATGGTAATCGTCCAATTCCAAATGAGTTATTTTTGAAAAAAGAAATTCTGGCGTTTCTCTTTCATAAGTGGCGAATCTATAATAAACAAATTTTACATTTTTTGGTATCCAACGTGCACCGTACTCAACTACAACACATCTAAAATTATTATTGTAAGGCAAATGCATTATTTTTTTGCATGCTATTTTATCGTTGTAATACAATTGCTCTTTTAATTTTTCTAATTTTTTTGAAGTAGACGTCAGATATATTAATTCTTTATCGGATAGATAACAACGAAATAAATCGGTTATTAAAAATATGTATTTTTCCATATGGTTACTCTAACATTTAGTAATTGATTACTAGCAATTACATTTTCAATTTTTTTATTAAAGGAAGTGTTTTCGTTCAGTGAAAATCTCGCTGATTCAGTGAAACAGCGATTCCAAAACTCCGAGAATTTAGTGAAATTTCGGAGAGATTTCACTGAATAATACTTCAAAACTCCGTGAATTCACATCAAAAAATAATTATTCCGTGAAATTTCAGAGTTTCGTTCACTGAATTATCGGAGTTTTCCAAAACTTCAGAGTTTCTCTTTCACTGAACGAAAAGGCCGTCTTTAAAATATTTACCGATGATCAATAAATTTATATTGTATTTTATAAAAAAATAACATAAAAAAATTGAAAAAAAAAGTATTAATTATAATTGATATCACTAACAAACAAATAATATGGCTGATTTATTGAGAAATATCGGTATCCCATTTAGACTAGATGTTATGATCGAGAACAAGAATAGGTCGTACGATAAATTTATTGATGCAATTGCTGACGCATATTATGAGGAAACTAAGGATCAATTAGATCGCTCAATATTTAAAAAGATGCAATATCCCCATGATAAAATCAAAATATCATCTGTCGTAATGGACGAAGATGATAACGAAATATATACCACGTATACATTACATTGCGATAAAGGTTTTACTCTTGGAAGATTATTTCATCAGCTGGCGCAAGTATTAGCCGAACCGGAACCAGAAGATAGTTATTTATGTTATTTATCTTTCGATGACAACACGGATAGTTATTTGATCGAACATGATTTTTAAAAAACTAATCGATAATTAAATATTTTAATTATCGATATGTCAAATAACAAAATTTTATTGTTATTTCAAACACATTTTGGTCATTATTCGTTTTGATATCTGGACATATTTCTATTTTTTTTCCAATGCCCCTTAATTTGTAATAATATTTTGCTAACTGATAAAGAGTGATAGGTGTTTCTATCATAATATTATCATATTTTTTCGAATATACTTCGCAAAAATGGCTTGGCATGTAAGTATTTTCATCACATGGATTTTTTAATAATAATGTTTCGTATCCTATGAGTAATATATTTTTATAGGCATAATTAATAATTCGCACTATAAGATCAATGTTGAAGAAATCATCATAACAAATGGTTGCTGGGGTGAAATCGAATACGTATTTTATATTGTTGTTGATATTTGGAATAATTTCCTGTAAATGCATCGAATTAACGATATACGCCCCATTATGAATAACACCATTTGGTGTTGTATTATAATATATGTATCGCAGCAAATCTTCTATTATCGTATCATTTTGTCTGATATCAATAATTAAATCAAAATGACACTGTATCAAATAACGTTTGACATACATTCCTACATCACGAAACTCGTCTGAAAATAAATATTGCACGAATACGATCTTTTTCCACATTTAGATTAATAACTAATAAATATATTTATTAGAATCTAAATATCAATTTTTTTAATGATTAATTGTACTTCGAGCAATCGTATTTTCATTTCCAGAACTATGCTATCGTTGATAACATTAATTGTTAATATTTTTGCTAGATCTTTGGCATAATTGTGATAATTCGTGCAAATCAATTGGCTGGAGATATTACATAACATTTGCAAAAATGTCCCCGAATAATATTTGATCCATTTTTATGTTGCTATTATTTTCAAATTTTATTATTTGTTTAAAACTAAAATGACTCCACATCCATCTCCTTCATCTCCAACACGCATACAATGATAATGTTTGGGATAGAATAAATTTACAATACAAGTTTTGTTTGTACATCCACACATACGCAAATGGCAATATGTAAATATTTGATTATTTGCATACATATTTCTTGTATATTCAATTATTAGGAGATTCCATCCTATAATATACAATAAACTTTCAGTTCATCATCATATGCTTTTTATGATCGAATTCGTTATCGCACGTGACTTTTATTACGTCAGACGGACAAAATAATAACAAAGTATCTCATTAATCGTCAGTATTTTTGGATCACAATCTGATTTATAAAATTCAAATCCTCTTTCGTGCATTTCGGAATAAACTTGATAAAAATTTTGGGAATCAACGATATTCGCGTGTTTGTCGGTTATATTATCCATCCTACAAATAGATACTTCTGATATTATCTTGAATATATTCTTATTGACATCCGGTTTAATTCGTCTCATCATGAACTTTTTTAACATCTATATTTTTGTTATTACGTGTCAACAAACGAACATTATTGCCATTTATATGACAAATACAGATATATATTTTAGTATTAAATCTTCCTCCATATTCATATGGAATCCCAAACGTGAACTTATATTTATTATCCAACATAAACCTTAATATTTCATCTTTGCTACAATATGGATCATATCCGATGACAAAATCTAAAAAATTTAAGGATGGTTTTGATAACCAAATAGTAATATCACTATCTTGTCATTTTTCCCCAAGTATATGTTGGGTGATATATGATCCTACAATTATCGGATTTGTTGCTTTCAATACTCGCATAAATTCGTCATAATCCTTGCCGACATCAAAACATAAGCGCGTTTTAATTGTACTTGCAATATTTTTTTTGATATTTTTTTTACACGATAAAGATAATCTGTAAAGATCAATAGGAAAGAGATTCCGAATAGTACGCGAATCATTTGTTTCTTTGCTAAATAAATATATTAAAGGGTAAAATATTTCATTTTTATGATGTCGCTAACTTAGCAAATAAGAAATTAAGAGATATATTCATCATCAAATCTTACTAAGCTATATAATGATGTATCCAAAAATAGGCGATCCAAATCTTCAAGAAGAAATCGCCGTAACATATTCAAAATACAAAATCCCTAAAAAAAAGAAGACATTTGATGAATTATGTTTTCCTAAAACGCATACATTACAGTTACCGCAAAAATTTTTAGCAGCTTATATTAATCCAAATACTCCCTACAAAAAAATCTTAATCTATCATAAAATTGGCAGCGGAAAAACTTGTGCATCTATTCAAATCGCAGAACAATTCAAATCTAAACGTAAAATTTATGTGGTTCTACCAGCTTTTTTAATTAACGGTTTTAAAAATGAGCTTAGAAGTCAATGTACCGGGGAAAATTATTTAACCAATGAAGAGAGGGAGGTTTTATCATCTAACGATCCAACTCATCCTGTCTACAAAGAAATCATCGACAAATCTAACGTCCGAATTGATGAACATTACAATATTTATTCATACAACAAATTTATCAAAGGTCTAACGACAAAAACTATCAAACTAGCCAATGCGTTAGTGATAATCGATGAAGTTCAGAATATGATCAGCGAAAGTGGCATTTATTATGAAGTTTTGTATAAACGGATCAAAAAGGCACCTGCAGATCTACGATTAGTCCTAATGTCAGCCACGCCTATTTTTGATAAGCCTACGGAATTGCCTCTACTGTTTAATCTTTTAATAAAAAATGAGATGCCAATGGGGGATGATTTTTATGGTCAATACTTGGATGAAAATGACAAGGTTAAAAATGTAGATCAACTTAAACAATCTATTAAAGGATATATATCCTATTTTGCAGGCGCGCCATCTTATGTTTTTCCTAAAAGTACAATTAATATTATCAAATGTCCGATGAGTAATTTTCAACTTAGGATGTATTCATATATTGCTAAAATAGAGAACAAAGAAATTAGTTGGATACAAAGCGACTTGACAAATAGTTACTATTCGGGCACGAGATCTTGTTCTAATTTTGCGTTCCCCAATGTCACATACTATTCTCGACTTGAGGATTCTGATTTCGAAATGAAAAATCTGGTAAAATATTCTTGCAAATATGCTACAATTATAAATCATATTAAGAATATTAAAGGTACAATTTTTATTTATTCTAATTTTAGGAAGATAGGGGGGCTACAATCATTGGCAAGAGCATTACGAATGAATGGGTACAGTGATTATGCGACGGAAGGAGCTGGGCTTAATAGATTTGCAATTTGGTCTGGTGCACAGACTGTAGGTTATCGGGATTTGGTGCGCGCTGTGTTTAATTTGAAGTCGAATGACGATGGTTCGGAAATTAAAATAATTTTAGGTTCACCTGCAATACGAGAAGGAGTATCTTTATTAAGACTATCAGAGATACATTTAGTCGATCCTTGTTGGAACTGGTCTCGTATAAACCAAATTTTGGGCAGGGGGATTAGATTTTGCTCACATAAAAATTTACCTGAAATAAAAAGAAAGGTTGATGTATATATTTATCTAGCTGTTCACAAGTTATTGCCAGAAAGTACAGATCAAAAGATAATGAATATGGCACTAACCAAACAAATAATTAATAAACGATTTGAAAAAGTATTGAAAGAGGCAGCAATCGATTGTGAGTTATTTAAAAATGCAAATATGGAAGACGAGAAATATGAATGTAAGGATTAATAATTACGTCAAATCTAAACATATTATTCATTAGTCCAATGTATAATATGTTCTAATCCAATTCGCCATTAATATTAACACATATTCTCGCACCAAAGCATAAATTAAATAATATGAACAGGGTAATATTGTGAATATTGCCGATTATTTTAGGCGCATTGATTTTGAGTGTTCTTTTTCAATTTTTTTTCGATAGTCAAAGGTTTAGACTATCAAAAATTTGCTGTATGAACTCTTTCTACAAAGAGTTCTAACTTTTTTTCAATTTCAATATTATAGCGCCATGGTAGAATTATTTTTTGTATTGTTGATGGGATTTTATTATTTATTGACTGGTTAAAGCAATGGCCAAATTGAAGATGTGTGATAGATTGTGGAATATATTGGATTGATTTGTTAAATCGATAACCGAATGTCAAATGTGTTACTGATAATGGGATACTTTCTTTTTTAATCTGTTTGCTGAACACGAGACCAAAAGTTAAGTGAGTAACAGCGGATGGGATACAACGATCAATGGGTTCATTAAAATCATCGCCGAAAGTTAAATGGGTTACTGATAAAGGAATGCTGTCAATTAATGTTGCGCAAAGACTATTTAATTTTAAATGCGTTACGGCGGATATATAACCTTTAATGGGTTTGCGAAATCCACGTCCAAGTTTTAAATGTGTAACCGATGTCGGGATCCACCTGATCGACTGGTTAAATACATCGTCGAACTTTAAATGTGTAACAGATTGTGGAATGTAATTTTTGACTGGTTGGTTAAACCAGACACCAAATTTTAGATATGTAACTGATGGCGGTATACAATCCTTGATCGAACAATTGAAACGACCACCAAATGTCAGATGCAATATAGATGACGGGAGAACTTTTTTTAGTGGTTGTTGGAAATGAAATCCAAATTTTAAATGTGTCACTGATGATGGGATACAGTCATCAACTGTTTGATCAAAATAATCCCCGAACGTTAGATGTGTTACGGTTTTTGGTATAAGTCCTTTTATAGGTTTGTTAAATTTGCGATCAAATGTTAAATGTGTAATATTTTGTGGCAAAAGTTCTTCATAATTAAAAAGTAATTTCCAAAAGTTTTTGTTTGAATTTGTTTCGTAATAAATTAATTTAGCATTTTTGGGGCATTTTTTGTTATTATCGGATACAATGACAGATTCAAAATTATCAAAATATGGTAAATGATCTATTATCCAGACACCAATACGTTCGCGATAAGTAAATACAAATTTTAGCTTGTTCATTTGCGTCGAAGTTGCTGATAATGTTACTTTATCTTTATCGGATAATTCGTTACTTATTTTGATAATCAAATCAGTGTATAATAATAACATATTTCTTATGAATTATGTTGTTATTGGTCGCAATCACTTCACTTATCAATTTTTTGGTGGTTAATATTTAAATCTTATTATTTCTGTTCGTGATGATATTCTTTCGTTTATATATTGCACATATTTATCACTTATCTTTATTTGTTTAATTGATGGGGGTATGTCTATTAATGGTTGTTTAAAATTATGTCCCAATGTTAAATGGGTAACAGATGATGGGATATTATTTTGAATCGGTTTATTAAAACTGGTTCCAAAAGTTAAATGCGTAATAGATAGAGGGATACATTTATCAATAATTTTGATTGAAATGCCAATCAAATTCTAAATGTGTTACTGTTGGCGGAATATTGCCAATTGGTATGTTTCCAAGCACCAAACGTGTAACACTTAGGGGAATATCATCAAGTGGTTGGTTAAAACTCCTTCCGAATCTTAAATGCTTAACAGATTTAGGTATGTTATCTTTAATAGGTTGATTAAAACTATTTCCAAATTCTAAAAATTTAATAAACGGAGGTAAACTATTTTCGATTGGTTGGTTGAAAAACCCACCTAATCCTAGATATTTAACAGATAAAGGAAGATGATTTTGTATAGATTGGTTAAAAGTCTCACCTAAATACAACTTGGTTACTCTCTGTGGTATCAAATTTTCAATTGATTCGTTAAATAAACAACGTAACGATAATTGTTTAATATTTGGGGATAAATTACCTTTTATTTTTTGTGCGAATACACCGCAAAAATACAAAGATGTTACTGATGTCGGGATGCATCCATCGATAGGAAAATTAAAATGCCAACCAAATTGCAACAGAATTACTGACGGGGGAATACAATCCTTAATTGATTGATTAAAGTGTGTACCAAATATCAAATGTGTCACTGATACCGGAATACAATTGTTGATGGGTTGATTAAAATCAGCATCAAATGTTAAATGAGTTACAAAATCGGGAATATTGATCGCAGTTTCAGTTGTCAAATAAATATATTTTGCATATTTTGGACATTTATAGCTCGTGTTATTATGTACCTCAATACTCTTAAAATTATCAAAATAAGGTAAACTAATTATTTTATCAATATCTATTAATTCGCGAAATCTAATCTTATGTTTTAACGTATTCATCATTTTTGACGCAGACATGAATTGTAATTTTTCATAATCAGTCAGCAGTTTACTTATTTTGCCAATCAGTTCAATATGTAACATGTTATTAATCATCATTTAGCTGGTAGCTTTTATCGTTTTGTTTGTCATTTTTTTTGATAAATTCAGCACAATATCCCTTATTAATAAGCATCAAATCCCACCAAAAAATTGAAAAAGAAACTGATACACGCATAAATACATAATAATATGTAAAATGCAATTCTGTAACAAAATTTTTCTTGAGATAGCCAAGTTTCTCGGCGATCGCGATAAAATCCATCTTACAATGGCATGTACGTTTATGGATCAATTAAAATTTGTTTTTACGTATATCGAAAAAAGAAGGGTTAATAAAATAGTCAATTTGCCATATTATGATAATTTTGAAAACATATTAACAACATATCATGACACATCATTGTATAATTTTTCAATAGATGATGATTTTTACTTGTCGCGCGCAATTCGATGCAACGATTTATTATGTCTCCTAAATAAGGGTAGACTTCCCAATAAAATAAAACACCATTATTTTGACACAAATAAAATAAACATAAATGTTAGTGATCTAAAATCACACCATGAAAAAAATATTCCTTTTAATGAATCAATAAACGTGTCCTATCCAAATAATATTATTTCATTAAAATGTATCCCATTTAATATTACTCATCTAACGATATCGGAATTACGTGACGAAGTAGTCGATGATTTACCTAACACAATAACTCATTTATTTTTCGGCGAATATTTTGATAGTAAAATCCTTTCGTTACCTAAATCTGTAATACATATCGATTTTGGTGAAAGATTTAACCAATCTATCGATGGGTTATTACCAGGATCACTAACTTATCTTGAATTTGGATTTGATTTTAATAAACCGATCGAATATTTACCACAAACAATAACACATTTAATACTCGGAGAAAGTTTTAATCAGCCAATAAATTGTATTCCAAATTCGGTAGTTCATTTAAAATTTGGTTGTGAGTTTAATCAATTTCTTGATGATCTACCATTGTCTATTAAATATCTTGAACTAGGAATGGAATATAATCAATCTATCATGAATTGTTTATCAGTTACACACATAGCATTAAATGGATATGCAATCGGAATTCCTTATTCAGTGACTCATTTAAGGTTCAGAAGTGAATTTAAATTCAATCGTATTGTCAAAACGTATATTCCGCCTACAGTGACCCATCTATATTTAAAAAAAATTAAAGAAAAAATGTTCCAATTTATTCCGCAATCAGTCAGATGTCTTTTTATCGGCGCATCTTCTAAAAATATAGAAAGGTATAAGTCCATCAAGAATAAAACGTTGCCAAATATTTCTTATTTTTTTATCAATAATGTTTTGATTGAATAATATATATTATTC